TCTCACAAGGGGAGAAAATGAGAATTGACCTTGCACTTCTATTCACATGGAGAGCAGTTGCTAGATTGAAGAATTCAGTGAACACCAATCTATTGATATTAGATGAGGTATTCGATTCATCATTAGATACACAAGGCACGGACGACTTCCTGAAACTCCTAAACACGCTTACAGAGAAGACCAACGCCTTCATTATATCACACAAAGGTGATTCTCTATACGATAAGTTCAATGACACCATTAGATTTGAGAAATATAAAAACTTCTCCAGAATTGCAGAAACATAAATAGAAGGATGAAATCCTTTTATGAATTCAATACACCTTCGAACAAATTAGTATTACCTACTATAGATACTAGATTTGAACTAAGTGAGGCATATAAAGCCGAAGACTTCGAAGCAGCCATAGTTTATGGTTGGCATGTCTTACAAGAAAAGGATTTTTCACATCCAGTAGTAGACAAATATGATGATCTAAAACAAGCAGGTCAGAACATAGCAGATAAGTTATGGGACAAATATCCTTCTCTTAGAAACTCAACAGCAGAAGTATACGGAAGAACTAAAACATCTGTTACATCTAAATGGAAATCATATGGTGCATCTAATCCAACACCAAAAACAGATATAAAAATTGGCAATATGAACTTTTCATTGAAAATAGGAAACGCTCAATTGATGTCAGGTGGTCAAGGTGAATCTCTAGCAACCTTTATGACAGCACTAGAAAAATCTGATAAAAGTCTTGTAGAAACCAAAGAATTCAAAGATGTGAAAGTCGTACTTGATAATTTTGTAACTAGGGGATTAGCACCATCAAATGTCGCACCTTTGATTCAAAGTGGAGAAAATGAACTGGTGAATCAAGGAGAAAAGGCACACAAAGAATGTATGGATAAACTAGGTGTGTTGTTTGAAAAATCACCTAAATTCAAAATAGAATTTGCTAGAGAAGCAATGAGTGGTTATGAGAAGTTTGGAAAAGGAAATGGTGCAGCTGCCGATTGGATGTTAGTTTCAGATCACAAAGGAAGTTTCATATCTGTACATGATGTGAATGATGATTCGTATTGTGAATATATTGCAAATAAGATGAGACTACAAGCAAGATTCAAATCATCATCTAGGAAAGTGGGTGGTGTAAAAACAGGAGAATATAATTTTTGGTCAGTAATTTCACTGATAGTGAATGTGACGAAAGAAGAAACCAATAAATTAGCTCAAGGCCTCTTGACAGAAGCTCAATTCTTAGATAATATAGTAAAGAAGGTAGGAAATTTTGTAAAGAAAGTTTGGTCAAAAATAACAAAGTTCTTTTCAAATTCCACAAGAAATATGTTGAAATTCCTAGGTGCAGATGCTCCTGAAATAAAAATCAACAACAATATAAAATTTTAGTATGTATCAATTAGTAGAAGAAGCAAGTAAAGTATTACGAACACCACCAGAGTTATTCGACTTTGAGAAAGACGGAGATAAGGCACAAGAGATTGCCGATAAGATGACTGAAGCAATGGTCAAGTTTGGTGGTATAGGTCTTTCTGCAAATCAGGTAGGTTTGAATTATAGAATGTTTGTGATGAAAACAGAAGACAAAGGTATCGTGCCTTTCTTCAATCCTGAACTTACAAAAGTGTCACAAGATACCGATCTAATGAAAGAAGGATGTTTATCGTTTCCAGATATCTATCTAATGATAAAAAGATCAAAAGTTATCGAACTAAAATACCAAGATGTAAATGGTGAAGAACAAATCCTAATGTTAGAAGGACTGGCAGCTAGATGTGTTCAACATGAAATTGACCATCTAAATGGTGTGCTGTTTTTACAGAGAGCTTCTAGACTCAAATTAGAAAGAGCATTGAAATCAAGACCTAAAGAAAAGGCTAAAAGAATAGAATATGAAAAGAGAATGGCAATAGCTAGATATCTCAAAAACTTAGAAGATGAGAAGGCAAAACAAGATGAATCAGGAAGTGAAATTCAAAACGATATCAGTGAAGAACGCACTGAGCCAACACCAGTCGAATAAACTAATACACTATCTAAGAACTCATAGAAACTTATTAGCTGTAGGTGATGGATCTGATTATCGAGGAATAAACAAAATTCATATACATACTCAATGGGTAAGAGACCTATTGAATGTACTGGAGATCAAGGCAATAGGAGAGATAAGAAAGTACTCAGATCAAATTGTTTATCCAGAAATGTGTCAGATAACTGAATGGCCTATAGGTGGTGTACAAGAACCACACTTAGATACATATTCGAGTTATGAACTAAACCACGGAGTAGAAGAGGAGAACCCTAGCAGAGAGTGGACTGCTATCGTTTATCTAAATCAAGACTATAAAGGTGGTCGTACTTACTTTCCTAAAAGCCAATACAATTCAGTAGAACATTATCATCAACAAGAAGCATGTGAAATGTTATTGTTTCAAGGAATCTATCACCCTCATGGAGTTGAAAAAGTAAGAGGTAATGATAGGTACACTATAGCAATCTGGTTCTCTACAGATGAGAATCGTATCATATCAGACAAACGAACAAAAGACTTATCAGTCGACAATCATACCATAAAAAACCTATAAAAGCTTGACATTGCTGTCCTTTTTTGTTACCTTATCCACATGATGAGAAACGGAATAATTGGAACACATATTGCTACTGATATTCCAGTAGAGATACCCTTCAACGCAAAAGAAATGCAATTAGCATTAGATAAAGGTCCTAATCAGAACGATTCATGGGATCAAATGTGCTTTTCTGTTTTAGACAGAACAGGTATTATGATCAAGGGTGCTATCGATATAGACTTCATTGTTATAGAAGGTAGCAAAAAAATCTTTCACTAATGCTTGACATTGCTCACCACTTTTGTTAGGATAACAATATGACTGATAAATTACAAACACAAAAAGACTCTCTTGCAAAATTGATGGCAACAGAGAATCTAACTATTGTACATAGAAAAGTGCCTACTGCATACTTCGATATTCAGAACAGATTACTATGTTGCCCTATTCTAAAGGATGAATTATCACCTGAACTTTATGACTTGTTTATGGGTCATGAGGTGGGTCATGCTCTTCATACACCTTTAGAAGGACTACATTCAACCCTAAAAGAAAACAGAACACTAAAAGGATATCTCAATGTTGTAGAAGATGTCAGAATCGAAAGAAAGATCAAAGAAAAATACCAAGGTCTTAGAAAGTCTTTCTTCAAAGCATACAATGAGTTGATAGAAAAAGACTTCTTTGGAATCAAAGGAAGAAATCTACAAGAACTTTCATTGATTGACAAAATCAACCTTATCACAAAATGTGGTTCAAGGGTTCAGATTTCTCTTACTGATGAAGAGCAAGTCTTCTTAGACATGGCAGAAGCATGTGAGACATGGGAAGATGTTGTAGAATGTGCAACTGCTATCTATGAATGGTCAAAAGAAAATGAAACAAGAGACGAAAACGATCTATCTATTTCTAGTTATGAGTATGATGCTGATGACTTCGAAGATGAAGATGAAGATGACGAAGATTTATTTGAAGATGACTATTCAGACTCAGATGAAGATTACGAAGACAATCTTCCTGACATCAACGATGGTAATGATACATCTGCTGAGGAGTTAGACAAAGAAGACTATGACCTAGAAGAAGAACAAACCAAAAAAACAGGAAGCAATGTTGAAGATAATTCTGGTGGTCTTGGTTACGATGATGAAAGTGGTGCTAAAGAAGCTCTAACAGAATATAATGCCCACAACAATGAAAAAGATTTTGTTTCTGATACAAACAGTCCAACATATCAAATCGATCTAAAGAGCATTTACAATAGTGAATACATTAGAAAGGATCATTTTTTAGTATCATATAAAAATTCAATAGAAGAATTTAGAAAACATTGGTCAGAAAAAGGTGATCAGAAAGCAGACTATTACACTGATTCATATCTAATAAAAGATGGTTTAGAACTTGCAAAAATTACGGCAAATAAGATTGCTAGTAAAAATAGAAAGATAATCAATCACATGGCAAAAGAATTTGAAATGAAACAGTCTGCTAAAAGAAGTGCAAAAGCTTTTACTGGTAAAACTGGCCAACTTGATATGAATAGACTTGCTAAGTATCAGATTGTCGAAGATGTTTTCAAAAGAGCTGTGTATCTTCCAGATGGCAAAAATCATGGAATCACGGTACTTTTAGATTGGTCTGGTTCTATATCAAATCAAGTTTGTGATCTCTTAGAACAAACAATAATCTTAGCAGAGTTTTGTAGAAAAGTTCAGATACCTCATAGAATGTATCTATTCTCTGATACATTTCAAGATGAAAGAGGATATGGTGATGACTCAGCTGATAGAATTGTAGAACTCTTCTCAAACGAAATGACAACTAGACAATACAAAGAAATGTATACTTATGTTTGTGCTTTATGGAATCACTTTAGATTCAACAGTCATAACTGGAGAGGTTATGAAAAATTCTTTGCAACTTGGAGAGAATGGTTTGGTGAGTCATATAGAAATGAAGAAGAAAATTATATTTCCGTTCCAAGATTTCTTCCTTATAAGTGGGAGTTAGGTGGAACACCTTTAGACAGCAGTCTTGTATATATGAGAAAACTTCTACCAGAATTCAACAAAAAATATTCTATAGAAAAATCCATACTTACAATCATTACCGATGGTGAAAGTCATCAAAGTAAATTTTTAGATGATCATGTACAGAAAGAATTGCAACTAGATGAACAAGATGCCGATAGTTATGAAGGAAGATGGAATGCTGTCAAAGAAATTATTGATCCGTATAACAGAAGAGTTTATAAACTTGGTGCAAAAAATTACAGACATAGTAATTTCTCTCAAACACAAAACATACTAGAATGGATTACTGATACTACAGGTGTTATTGTCACTGGTTATTTCGTCTTATCTAGAAAAGGTGACCTCTATAATGTTCTCAATTATGTAGAACAAGATCGTGATGCTACCTATGATGATACATGGAAAGAAATCAGAAAAGAAGGAAAGGTCTTCAAATCCAAAGGATACAATAAATTATTTCTAACTGCTTCAACAACTCTATCAGTTGAAGGTGACGATACTTTAGACGACAGTCTTATCGATGCCAAGAAAGGTAGACTATCTCAAGCATTCAGAAAGAACCAAAGAAGTAAAAGTACTTCTAGATTCCTAACTAACGAATTTATAAAGGAGATTGCATAATGGAACCAATTAGAATGGATATGGACTGGTATTGGGGTGGTCCTCAAAACTATAATAAATTTGCAGAAGCATTTGCTGATGTAGGACCTAGTCCTTGTACGAAGTTCAATTGCCCTAGAAAAGAGCAATGTGCTGAAGAGAAAGTTGAATGTAAGGCTTTCAGATATTGGGTGAACAATGGGTCATTGACTACTATGAGATTAGTCAATGGAAGAAAAACAGAGGTATCAATCGAAGAAGATTGTACAAGAATCCTAAGAATTTGTGAATAAGTGCTTGACATTGCTTACCACTTTTGATAGGATATAACCATGATGAGAATAACTAATAAAAAGGAGACTATATGAGAAGTGATTCTGTTGATATAAATGGAAGAAAATTTTCTCTATCACCAGATAGAGTCGAATTTCTTTCTGAACTACAAACAAAATATCCCAACCAGACGGTATTTACCAAAGAGGATATTGATAATGTTGGTCATATGCCTTATTGGGTAAGATCAAAAAAATATCCATTTAGAAATGACGATGCAACTCAATTTGATTTGACTGCTTTGTTATCGAATGTTATACCAATGCCTACACAAAAGGCTGCTGTCAAAGTTTCAGCTCACAAGCCATCGAATATGCCTGTTGCTGCTCAGACTGAATCAATCAACATCTTAGAAGATGATGTGAAAATCGTTCCTGAAAAAATGTCAAACTATGTTCCGTTTGGTCATTTCAAAGATGTAGAGAATATTATCAAGTCTAAGATTTTCTTTCCAGTATTTGTGACTGGTCTTTCAGGTAATGGTAAAACATTGATGATTGAACAAGTATGTGCAAAACTAAAGAGAGAACTCTACAGAGTCAATATCACTATTGAGACAGACGAAGATGATCTAATGGGTGGTCACACTCTAGTCAATGGTAATATTGAGTTTAGAGAGGGTCCTGTTATCAAGGCAATGAGAAAAGGTGCCGTTCTTCTTCTCGATGAAGTCGATCTAGGTTCTAATAAGATGATGTGTCTACAATCAGTTCTTGAAGGTAAAGGATACCTAATCAAAAAAACTGGTGAGTGGGTGACACCGAAAGAGGGATTCACCATTCTTGCTACTGCAAACACCAAAGGTCAAGGTTCAGAAGATGGCAAGTTCATCGGAACTCAAATCATGAACGAAGCGATGCTTGAGAGGTTTGCAATTACCATGCAACAAGAATATCCACCCCTTTCTATAGAGAAAAAAATACTCACTAAAGAAATGGAATTGACTGGTGAAGTTGATTCAGAGTTTGTATCTAAACTAGTTGATTGGGCTGACATCATTAGAAAGACCTTTTATGAGGGTGCTATTGATGATGTCATTACAACCAGAAGACTTGTTCACATAGTCAATGCATTCAGAATGTTTGGTGATAAACTCAAATCAATTCAAATGTGTACTTCTAGATTTGACGAAGACACTAGAAATGCAGTTCTTGACCTCTATACAAAGATCGACAGTGGTGTTGACATGAATGATGAAAACCCCATTGACGAAGAAACAGAAACAACTTATAATGAAGAGTATGGGACTGTTTAGTAAAAAGATCAATTACAAATATGAAGAGGACAGACTCCTGAAGGAGTTTGCCTCTTATATTGATAATACATATGATCAACATTACAGTTTGAACAAATACCAGTCTACTGAGTTTATAATCGATAGTGGACATGGTGAAGGTTTTTGTATCGGCAATATTATGAAATATGCACAACGATACGGAAAGAAAGGTGGCAAGAATAGGGCAGACTTACTAAAAGTTTTGCACTATGCTTTGTTTATGTTACATGTACACGATAAAAAGGAGGCTGAAAAGTGATGAAAATTAGTGACGGTACACGGAATATCCTAAAAAACTTTTCTACTATTAATAGTGGAATCAAAGTGAAAGAGGGTAATAAGTTGGAGACAATCTCTAACATGAAAAATATACTTGCAGTTGCAACTATAAACGAAAACTTCCCAAAAGAGTTTTCAATCTATAATCTAAATGAATTCTTGGGTGCAACATCTTTGATGGAAGATCCAGAGTTTGAATTTGGTGATGCAAGTTTGACTATTGCAGATACAAATTCTGCTATGTCTTACTTCTATGCAAGTGATGGAATGGTAACCTCACCTGAAAAAATGATAACAATGCCTGATGCAGAAGTGAAATTTGATATCTCATCACAGTTGTTATCTGATCTAAATAAAGCAGCTAGTGTTCTAGGTGTAAACGATTTAGTTTTAGAAAGTGATGGTACTAAAATGACACTCACTGTAAAAGATAAGAAGAATGCTACATCTAATACATTCTCTAGGATTGTAGGTGAAGGAAATGGTGTGAAGTTCACATTCAATTTCAAAATTGAAAATCTAAAAATCTTAGATGGTAATTATGAAGTGTTTGTTTCCTCAAAAGGAATCTCAAACTTCAAAAACAAAGATGTAGACTTAGAGTATTTTATCGCACTGGAACCAGATTCAAAATACAATGTATAACATATATATTAGTGTGAGTAAAGTTCCAGTCTCTGCTCTACTCTCGGGAGTGACTCTATCTCATCATTCTAGGGTGAGTCACACTCAGAACTCGGTGGGGAGTTCTGTCTTATGAAACAAGAATTTTTATTTGTAGAGAAGTATAGACCTCAAACAATTGAAGACACTATACTTCCTGATTCAATCAAAGAGACATTCAAAGAGTTCGTAAAGAAAGGTGAAATTCCTAATCTCATGTTATGTGGTTCTGCTGGTGTTGGCAAAACTACAATTGCAAAAGCACTATGCAACGAACTTGGTGCTGACTTCATTGTGATCAACGGCTCAGATGAAGGCAGACTTATAGACACACTTAGAACTAAAATCAAAAACTTTGCTTCAACAGTTTCTTTGGGTGGTGGATCTAAGGTCGTAATTCTAGATGAAGCAGATTACATATCTGCTGACAGTGTGCAACCTGCACTCAGAAATTTCATAGAGGAGTTCTCCTCAAATTGTAGATTCATATTCACTTGCAACTACAAGAATAGAATTATTCCACCACTCCACTCCAGAACAACAGTCATTGACTTTACAATGACACCAGAAGATAAACAAAAACTTGCTGGTACTTTTCTAACAAGACTTGATAATATTTGTGAACAAGAAGACATTCAATCAGATAAGAAAGTTCTTGCTGAACTTATACTCAAGTTCTTTCCAGATTTCAGAAGATGTCTGAATGAAGTTCAAAGATATGGTGCAAGTGGCGTTATAGATAGTGGACTTTTGTCTACTCTCTCAGAAGAAAAACTTACACCTCTTATTGATATGATACAAGATAAAAACTGGAAAGGTATGAGAAAGTGGGTGGGCCAAAACTCAGACAATGATTTCAATACACTATTCAGAAAAGTGTTTGATGCATTGGAGAAAAGACTAGAACCTAGTTCTTTACCTTCTTGTGTTTTATTGATTGCAGACTACCAACACAAAGCTGCATTCGCAATGGATTCAGAAATCAATTTCGTTGCATGTCTAACAGAAATTATGTCGGAGTGTAAATTCAAAAATGGGTAAACTCAGACAATGGTTCTTTAGGTGGTTTGATAGACAACTTGAAAAGTCTTTTCAAAGACAAGCAGATAGATTGTTTATGAAACATAGAGTCAAAACTATAGATGGAGATAACACATGACACAATATGACGATAGAGTCCAATATCAAAGGGACTTAATAAAAGCAGAGAAATGGGCAAAAGCTGTTAAATCAATTCATGCACATTCACTTGATTCAATGTGGTATGATACAAGACCACAAGACACTACAGACGGTAAATCTGTAATGGATATTCAATACAACAGTGGACTTGTTGAAAGACAAACACATGATGGACATACACTTTACTTTGGGACAGAACTCAAAGGCGAGGAACTTGTTAGAGAATACATTAGGAATAACTAATGTCTAAAAGAAATCCTTTTGATTTCGTAAAGTCGGTCTCTTACGACAAAAAAGATATCATGGTTGATGATATCGAAGAGAAAGCATATCAACCATTTCTAACAAACAAGGCATTATCTCACCACGAAGATTCTATCTTCTTTACTAATGAAATGAACATTAGATACAGTGTGGACAATCGTCTTCAATATCTGTTTTTTCTAAATACCCTTAGAAGAAGACAGAGGTTTTCCAAGTGGAATAAACCTTATGTCAGCAAAAAACTCGATATTATAAAACAATATTATCAGATAAGTACCAAAGAGGCAAAAGACTATGAGACTATCTTATCTGAAAAAGAATATCGTGAATTGAAGAAGAGAATGAACACTGGTGGAAGTAATGAATGAAATAGAATCACAAGTTGCAGATTTAGTAGAAGTAACATTTGAAAAACAGGACGACTTTCTAAAAATACGAGAAACCCTATCAAGAATAGGAGTTGCCTCTCGAAAAGAACAAGAATTATATCAATCATGTCACATATTGCACAAAAGAGGCAAGTACTATATTGTGCATTTCAAAGAACTCTTTAGGTTAGATGGTAAACCAACTAATCTTGATGAAGGTGATATTGCAAGGAGAAATACTATTGTATCTCTCTTAGAGCAATGGAGTCTTGTGAGTGTGGTAGATAGCTCAAAGGTTGCAGAACCTAGAGCACCTTTATCTCAGATAAAGATCATACCATATAAAGAGAAAGAACAATGGAAGTTGGTAACTAAATATTCCATTGGTGGTAATAAAACCATAAATAACTAAAAAATAGGAGGAGTTATGTTTCAAGGCATAATCGACTTCGTTATGGGAATTTGGAACTTACTTATGATAGTTCCAGTGGTTATTTCAATCTGTAGTGTTATTGTCGCTTTGACACCAACACCACATGATGATAAGGTGTGGGCCAAGGTATATAAATACCTTGAAGTTCTAGCTCTTGCAATTGGTAAGGCAAAGGACAAAAACCCACTATTAGATAAATAACTTTATAAAGTTAGGAGAAAATTATGGAATTTGTAATTTTTGTTATTGTTGTTGCTGTGATTGCTTTCTTTGTCCGTAAAAAAGACGATAAGAAAACAACAGCCAATATTAGCATAGACAGAAACAATGATAATGTTGTATCTAAGTCTGAGCTAAAAAAGTTGACCAAAAATCAACTTTTGGAAATGGCTGACAAAAAGAGTCTGAAGGTAAAAAGATCAGGTTCGAAAGCAGATGTGATCAACGAAATCCATTCACAACTCAAATAACTCAATTAAAATTGATAAGATAAGGGGACTTTATGTCCCCTTTTTTTATCTTAAAAGGGTTGAGCAATAACTTGTTTATATAAATAAGAGTATGGAATTTGTGTTTGAATTGATAACGGAATTAGGATTTCCTGTTGCTATAGGTATAACAATGGGTGTTTTTATATTCGTTATTATCAAACAAATTCTACAAGGTATAGTTGATAGCATTGAGACACTTACTATGTTCTGTAAGTCACTAGAGAATCGTGCAAGAACCATGTCAAACGAAATGATAAAGATTGACATGTTAGTGTCGT